CCTGCGGGCGCAACTCGAGGCGTCGCGCGACTACATCTTCGCGCATGCGTTCAACAACGCCGCCGCGAATGGGATCGCTACGGTGACGGGCGTTCCGAAGAATCTGTTCGGCGGACAATGATGATGCGCGGGGGCGGCCTCGGCCGCCCCCGCAACTTGTTCAGGAGGTCGAAATCTATCGTCCGCCAACGTGGCGCGACCCTGGTCCACCGCTGCCCCCGCGCGCACATTCGTCTTCGGTGTCAGGCCCCGCGCAAGAAGGACATCCACGACGCGGTGGCGTTAACGTCGGAGTTTCGACGCGAGCAATTACGGCGTACTGGATTGCCCGCTTGCTCGCGCGGGCAATGAGCGCCGCGCATCGCCTGCTAATGCCGCGTTCCGCGCACCGGCAGCAGGCCGACCATGCGTCCTTGGAATTGAAATGCTGCGCCGCGCGGCAGGTGCAGGACCTCTTCCATGGTTTCGAGCGCGCCGAGATAGGGTTGGCGTCCCGCCGGGCGGATGATGCGGCGGTGCGCTACGATCTGCCCGCACGCGCGATCCTCACCCTGCAGCGTGACCACCTCGATGCGCTCGGGATGATTGGCAAGTCCGCGCCGGCTGACCCGGTCCCTCTCGCCGGCGGGAAAGCAGCCATCGCGCCCGCAGCGTTCCGCCCGCGGGCGCTTTTTGTTTGTGGCGGCCGCCCGCCCGGGTCGCATGTCGCGACCGAAAACAGTGCGCCTCTGGTGCGCCGTCGGAGAGGCTGGGTCCTTGCGGATCGGCCTGCGATTGCATACCGTTGGTTTCGGGGCATGGGGCATTCGCGTGATGGGTCACGCGGGGTACTTTGAGCCGGTCGCACGCGAGGCGGCGTGCGACTATTGTGCCGGCCGGCGCGGCGCGACGACGCTCGATCTCGACGCCGTCTATTGCATCTCGCTGCAGGAGCAGGGGCACCGCGCTGCAGCGGCGGCCGCGCATTTCCATGCGGTCGGTCTCTGCCGCACGGTCGTGTTCTATCGGCCGGTGCGCGGGCGCCATGCCAACCGCGCGATCTGGGAATCGCATCGCACGGTGGCGCAACACGCCACCGCGAACGGCTTCACGCGCGTCCTCGTGCTCGAGGATGACGTCTTCCTGACCCAACCGCCCGAGCGGCTGGTCGCCCGCCTGGCGGCGGCGTTGCGCGCCGTGCCGGCGGACTGGTGGGGCCTCTACCTCGGCCACGTGCCGGTCCAGGCCTATTTCGTGCGCCCGAACCTCCTGCGCGTGCGCTCGGGCTGCACCCATGCGTATGTGGCCAATGCGCCGTTGCTCGCCTGGCTCGCCGCGACGAGCCCGCTCGGTGCGCCCATGTGGCGGCGCATCGGGCAGTCGATCGACGCCGCGATGTCGAGCCTGCCGGGCATGTACGCCATGTTTCCGATGATCGCGGTGCAGCGCTTTCTCGGCGACTACCGCGTCGACACGCGTTTCGACGATCAGGGCCGCCGGCGCGGCCTGCTCGACGTCGACCGCTGGCGCTATGTCTTCATCTTTGCGGGCGGCGCGCGCTTCGCCGAGGCGATGGCCGTGCTGCTCTCGCCGCTGCACCGCCTCACCCTCGAATGGGGCTGTCGGCGGCTCGCAGAGGGGCGCCGCAGCGGCGTGGCGGATCGCGCGCTCGACGGCGTCGAGGAGGCGCCGGTGCGGGTCACTGACTGATCGGAGCGCGTGCAGGCGAATAGTGAGGAAAACTCAACTTTGCGCTTGCGCGCGCCGCGCGGGCGTGAGATGTAGAAATTCTAGTCTCGTTTCATTGCGCCCGCGGCTCCTGCCGGCGGGCGTTTTGCTTTTCAGGAGCGGCGCATGGGCATGGATGGCGTGCGCGCCGCCTTCCGCGATGCGGCGCTCGGGCGGCTGCGGCTCGAGCATGCCGGGCTCGTCTATCGCGGCAACGCACAGGTTCTTTCGCTCACCGGCTGGCATGATGACGGAATGCCGTTCGCGGTCGTGACGGCGCCATTCGCCGGCGACGTGCAGCAGCGCGCCCGCCAGGCGGCGCGCGACATCGTCGCGGCGCATGACGGCGCGTCGCCGGGCGCGCCGACCCCATCCGCCGCACCGGATGCATCGACACCAACGCTCAGGAGAGACAGCACCATGTCGCAGAAAGGCAGCGGCCTCGCCCGCCTGATGGGAGGCCTGAAGAATCTCGACGCCAACGCCGACGCGCTGGCGTCGCGCCTCGAGACGGCGCTCGCCGCCATGACGACCGAGATGGCGACGACCACGCAGATCGTCGGCAATGTCGAGCAGTCGGCCGCCGACCTGCAGGCGGTCAACCGCCTCTACAGCAATGGCGGCCCGCCGCTCCCTTCGTCGGGCGGCTCATCCGCGCCGTCGGGGACATCGTGACTGTGAGCGGGTGACCTTTTCGACGACGACACGACAATCATGAGGCGCGCATGAGCCGAAATCCAAAACTCATCGCCGACCCGCGCGGCGAAGCATTCATCGCCGATATCTTTGCCGACTGGCAGGCGAACGGCCGCGACGTATTGGCCACGCTGCGCAGCGAGAAGCCGGCCGATTATGTCCGCATCGCCGCGGCGGTGCTGCCGAAGGAACGCAACGTCCAGCCCGAGCCGCTTGATGAGCTCACCGACGCGGAACTATTCGAGCGAATCGTCCGGGTCGCCGCCCGCGCGGGACTCGATGTGCGACCTGTTGCGCTTCTCGACAGAGCTCGACCGGCGGAAGACGCAGAAGCAGCGCGCGGATGACCTTGCGGCCTATGCGGCCGCGTGCCTGATGATCCGCACCAAGAGCGGCGCCATCCTGCCGCTGGTGCTCAACCGCGCGCAGCGTCACATCGACAGCCAGCTCGAGCGCCAGCGCGGCGCGACCGGCAAAGTCCGGGCGCTGATCCTCAAGGGCCGCCAGCAGGGCTGCAGCACCTATGTGGCCGGCCGCTTCTTCCGCCGCGCCACAACGGCGCGCGGCGTGCGCGTCTTCATCCTCACCCACGAGGAGGCGGCGACACAGAACCTGTTCGAGATCGTGGTACGCTTCCACGATCAATGTCCGGACGAGGCCAGGCCCTCGACCGGCGCCGCCAATGCCAAGGAGCTTTATTTCGACGCACTGGACTCGGGCTACAAGGTCGGAACGGCGGGCACCAAGGGGGTGGGGCGCTCCTCGACCATCCAGCTCTTCCACGGCTCGGAGGTCGCGTTCTGGCCGCACGCCGCAACGCACGCGGCCGGCGCGCTCCAGGCGGTGGCGGACGTGCCGGACACCGAGGTGATCCTGGAATCGACCGCCAACGGGCTCGGCAATTTCTTTCATCAGACTTGGCGCGACGCCGAGACCGGCGCCAACGATTTTCTGCCGATCTTCGTGCCGTGGTTCTGGCAGGACGAGTACCGCAAGACCGTGCCGGAGGATTTCGTGGCGAGCGAGGAGGAGCGCGACTACGCCGCGCTCTACGGCCTCGACGCCGAGCAGATCGCGTGGCGGCGGGCAAAGATCGCCGAGCTGAAGGATCCGGCGCTGTTCAAGCAGGAATATCCGGCGACCGCGGCAGAAGCGTTCCAGGCGTCCGGCCACGACAGCTTCATTCCGCCCAGCCTCGTGGCGCGCGCCCGCAAGGCGGTGTGCGCGGCGAGCGGACCGCTCGTGATCGGCTTCGATCCCGCCTGGATGGGAGATGATCGCCACGCCATGGCGTGGCGGCGCGGGCGCCGCGTCGAGAAGGTCGAGTCGCGCCGCAAGCTCGACACCATGCAGGCGGCCGGCTGGGTCAAGCAGGTGATCGACGCCGACAAGCCCAAGCGGCTCTTTCTCGACGTGGGCGGCGTCGGCGCCGGCGTCTACGACCGGCTCATCGAGATGGGCTACGGCCCCGTGGTGCGCGCCGTGAACTTCGGCGCCGCGTCGTTCGAGCCGCCGCCGCGCGACGCCGACGGCGTGCCGAGCGGCGGCCCGCTCAACCGCCGTGCCGAGATGTGGATGAAATCGAAGGAGTGGCTCGAGGACCCGGCCGGCGCGCGCCTGCCCGACCTCGACACGCTGCAGGCCGACGCCTGCGGCCCGACCTATTCCTACGACAGCAATTCGCGGCTCAAGCTCGAGAGCAAGGAGCACATGCGCGCGCGCGGCGCCAAATCGCCCGACGAATGGGACGCGGTCGCGCTGACTTTTGCGGAGCCGGTCGCGCCCGACGCCGGCTTCTCGCGCAAGCTGGACTATCCGAAAGCGGGCATCGCGTAGGCGTCATCTGTCCGGCGTCGCGATCGGCACCGCTGCAGCTGGAGCTGCCGCTGCCTGCGCCGGCTCCTCCGGTGGAGCTGGCGACGGCAGCGGACCGGTCCGCATCGCCGCTCTTTGGTCCAAGCGAGCTTGCGGATTGGCGCGCGCGCATTGGCCTGCCAACCGGTAACACTGCGGGCGTTGCAAGAACCAATGTACCGGGCATGGAGGATATGGTATTCAAGGGCGGATCGGCGCTTTTTCGCAAGGACGCCCATTTGCCGCCTGCGGAGCCCGGCCCGATCGAGTCCCTGTTTC